ATTGCAACGGACATTGTGGCTCAAGCCAGAGTGGACAATGCAGAAGCACAGGCAAAACAAACAATAACAGACAGGAGAAAATAATGAGTGAGTATAATAACACAATAGCTTTCTGGAAAAGAAAACCCAGAGAAGATGATGAAGAAGGAAAAAAATATCCAAATTACACAGGCAAGATGACTGTGGACGGTAAGAAAAAAAATGTTTCTTTATGGGTGAATACTACTCCTTTAGAGAAAAGAAAAGAAAATGATACTGACATGAATGGAAAAATCCAGGACCCATATCAACCAAAAGGAAACTAATAATGACGGAAAAGACTGAAGAACTTTCTTACGAAAAGATTAATCCTCATTATTATAAAAATAAGGAAATAGAAACCATTGATGCAATACTTTCGCAGCTCTCCCCTTTGGAGGCTGTGGGGTATTTAAGAGGTTCATCTTTGAAATATAAAATGAGATTCGGCGAAAAGCATGGCGGTACGATTAACGCTTCATTAAAGGATCTAGGAAAATCGGATTGGTACACAAATCGCTTAAGGAGATATTTAAACGATATGCAAAACAAGGGAATAGATCTTCAAGAAGTTTTGCCTAAAGACAAAGAGAATGTGTCCAAATTATTCAAGGAGAAAAACAAATGAAAAAAAATAAAAACGGATCAGACACCATTTATTTTTCTGAAAGAAAATACAAAGTTCTGTCATTTATAAAAAAATTTATAGATGAATATGGATGGAGTCCGACTTTCAGAGAAATTGGAAATCATTTTAATTTTTCTAGGGCAAGGGCAGGAAAAATCTGCGCTGAACTGCACCAGATGAATTTAATTAATCATGGGGGTTCCAGCCATAGAAAAATAAGAATGACACCTGCACAAACAACACAAGTGAGATCCTTAAAGATTAACAGGGAATATTCATCTCATGGATAGGGCTATGAAGGAAAGTTTTTATGAGGCGAATGTCAGGGTGGAAGAAGAATTTGCAAGTGTGAAAAAAGCACACTTGTCAAATAAGCATGGCGATAATGCCAAAGTTGAAGTTCTTGATTTAAAGTTTGACAATTCAAGAATTAAATTAAAACAAAAGGAGCAAACTGATGACCGATCCAAAAAAGATATTGGAAATCAAGTTGAAGATGGAAGAAGAATATCAAAAAATGAATAAATTCCAGAACTGGATTTATAAGAAAAAAGATTCCATTGCCAAGTTGAACGAACAGGTTTTTAAAGAAGAATCAAAGAAGCTAATGACTGGTAGTTAGTTAGTTTTTTAGGATAAATACTAAAAGTTGTAAAAGACTGTTAGGGAGAGTTTGCACTAAATTAAAGGAGAGAAAGAAAATGAAACAAGAAGAACTAGAAAGGTTATCACCAAAAGATTTATCTATGGCGGTACAAGCCAAGTTAAATAAGAACGCATCAAAAGGTAGATTTGGTATGTTCACTAATAAAGCTAATAGAGCAGTAAAAAGAATAGTTAAATCTTCTAAGGATTTTAGAGAGGCATATAAAAAATTAGAAAAACTAACCAAAATACATGGTGAAGCTACAGATACTATGGTTAGGGAAACTGTACTTGCTTATTACTTAACTAAAAAAACTTTAAATTAAGGAGAGAAAGAAAATGTCAAAAAGAAAATACAAAGGAAAGGCAATGTCTCCAGAGGAAATGGAAATTAATAAAGCCATTGGCAAAAAGATTAAAGCTGCAAGACTGGCAAGAAACTTTACCCAGACAAAAGTAGCCAATAAAATTTTTGTAACCTTTCAACAAATACAAAAATATGAAAAAGGAAAGAATGGAGTGAGTGCCATTAAGCTCCTTCAGTTCAGTAAAATCCTGGATGAACCTATAGAATATTTTATTGATGATTTAAACGAATTATTGGCTCAAGTTAAGCCAGCTAATAATAATCCTGATATAGTTCCAACGATAGTGACAGGGTTAAATTAAAGTGTTTAACAAAAGCATGGTTTTTTTTTCTAAAAAATTAAATCATGTGTGCTAGATGAAAATGGGGGGATTCAAATTCTGTAATCCCCTCATTCTATTTTTGAAGTTTTTCCAAATCCCAAGCAATATTTTCCTTAAACTCCCCTGTACTTTCATCCTGTTCAAAGGGTGCTATATAGGTCCTATTGACAAAATTTATATCCTTATCGCCAAGCGCAAAGGCCAGTTCTAAAGCGTTCTTAAATTTACCTTTGGCCGCCCAGTGAGTGGCTCTAAAGTGCCTAAAAGTGTAGGTTTTTCTATCAATCGGCAACGTCTGGTACTCAGGCTCCATTTTCTTTAAAGCACCCTCCAGGCCCTTTATAATGCGTTCTACGCATACATATTTACCAACTCCATTTAAAAACAGCCTGTCCTGAAGGTTAGGCAGGGTGTTTAAATAATCAACAATATGATCCTTTAAAGACGGTGAAATCTCCACCTGTCTCCTGCCTCCCTTAGTTTTAGTTTTGCCCAGTATTTTACCCTTCTTAACCGCACCCTCAATTGCAATTTTTAACTTGTTGGATTTAAGGAATAATAAATGCTTTCTTTCCAATGCCCTAATCTCACTAGGTCTGGCAGCAGTTTCAAGAAGGATCATCATCATTAGTCTAATCATGGGCCTGTCCACCCTTGCCACAATTTTCTGCATGACCTCAAAAGTCCATACATCCAGGTCAATCGTTTTATATTCCTTTTCAGGCACATGGACATCGGTCAGATAGTTAATGTCCTTGCAGACATTATTATCAATTTTAAATCGGTCCACCTGGTAGGCAATAATATTTTTAAAATGATTGAAAATTTTAATTAAAGTTTTGCTGGCAATATTCTTTTTTTTTAAATGGTCTACAAACTTGCTGACATCATATTTGGTAATGGTTCTAATATCCTTGTCTTTAAAAAAAGGACCAATATGGTTTTTATAAAAACTTTTATAATCATCAATGGTGCTTTGTTCTGTTTTACCGGCATTTCTTTTATTAGCCATTTTAATATTAATAAAATCGGATTGAGCCTCATGGATAATGACTTCTTCTGATTGGGTTTTAACAAACTGTTTATCTTTAAACTGTTTATTTATTTTTTCCTGGAGTAGTTTTTTTGAAGGTGCCTGGATGGATTTTTTTTTATTGTCATAACCATAGTAGTCAAATCTATATACTTTTTTACTTCCTCTGGTTACAGCATACATATTATGAACTAACATTTCTCTCCTTTTTTATGGTTGCAACATTGTTATACATGAGTTTAACGTCGTTATCAATAATCAATTCGTCCAGGTATGTAAAAAGTATGTAGTAAAAAGTATGTAAAAAGTATGTAAAAAGTATGTTGGAAAGTATGTAGTAAAAATTATTTGTTGTTTTACGCCATTTTTTGAGCCTTAAATTAGGCACAAAAAAAGCGGCCTTCATACCTTGTTTGGTATAAAAGCCTATATTTATATAGTATATTTGTAATAACGAACTGATTATTTGACTAACGAATTGATTTGTAATCTCAATTTCACCATAATTAGACAAGCAATGACAACGATTATTACTATGATGTATGTTTGATGTATGCTTTGTCATTAAGTTAATGATAACATAATGAACATCACATACAAGCAATGTTTTTATCCCACCTCAAACCCTTCCAGCAAAGCTGGACTAAAGCCTTCCGTAAGTCAGGCTGTTCCTGTTCGTTTAAGTTTTTCCTTTTCAACTAATTTTTTATAATCATCTTTTTCCATGCAGGAGTAATGCGCTTTTTCCCTGTCTCCATTTTTATCTGTCGAAAGAAAAACGACAAAAGAATTTGTATTAAGAAGTGTTTTGTTACAGTACCTACAGATACCTATTTCCATTTCGATAATCTTAGGTTTTTTCCAGAGTTTTTTTTTCTGACTCATTAATTGAATTAATTTTTTTTGTAATGGAATTTAAAAAATATTAGTTTTTGTTCTTTTCTTTTAATTCTTCTTCAAGCTCTTTAACTTTTTCTTTAGTATCTTCTAAATCCTTTTGGCAATACTCCAGCTTTTGCAGACATCTTTTATTAGCTGCATCCTTGCTTTTGCTAGAATCTTCAAATTCGTTTAACTGTTGTTTAAGGATTCGGATTTGATCTTTATACTCATTTACCAAATCTAAATTATCTGACATCTATTTCTTTTTAAAAATATCTAATCCTGGCTTTAAGCCGTAGATAGATCCAAAAATCCCAACTGTGAGCCAAACATACCAATCAGGAAGATTATTAAAATACTCAAAAAACAAATCTAATTTTTCTTTTGCATCCTCTTGTCCAGAGAATACAGAATAGGCAATCACCAGAATTGGCAAAACAACAATCGCTAAAACTATTTCATCTTTTATCGAATTGTCTTGGGCATTCATTACAGCCTGTTTGTATTCAATCTGTCCTGAGGCCATCTTGGCCATGTGGTTTTTAGCAGCCACACTTGCTAATTGCTTTGTTTCCTGTTTATTCTTATATACTTCGGCTCCTGTTTTAAGAGCCATTTTTGCCAAACTAAACCACAACATAGTGTCCTCCTATAATTTTGCCGATATCATTTTTGCTGCAAGCTTACCTGCTCTAAATGCAACTTGCCTAGCGTACAGCGAATCTAAAATTTGATTGCCAGCTTCGTTATAATCTTCTTTATCTAAAGCCGCTAAACACTTAACGAATTTTTTAGCTCTTGGCATACCGATATTAAAGACTAAT